CTAGCGCCGCCGCACGTCGCTGGCGTCGAGCCACACGCCTGAGGTCTGCCGCCGCGGGCCGGTGACGCGCACGAGGACGTCCCGGCCGACCCAGTCGATGGCCTCGGTGTCGACGAGCTCGACGCCGTCGCGTTCCCACACCATCCGGGCGGTCACCTGGATCGGCATGCGCGTGATGTTCTGCAGGTGCCGCGGCGGGATGGGGCGCTCGTTGAGGATCTGCTGCCACAGGGCGGCGGCCTCGGTGGGGCTGGGGCCGCTGTAGGGGATGTGCACGCTGCCTAGGGTCGCGCGGGGGTCTGACATCTTCACCCGGTATCTACAGCAGTACGGTTGCGCGAAGGGTTGTAGTGCTGTAGATTAGGTGTCATCAGGCAGGGACCACAGCCCAGGAGGACACCATGAGCACCATCGCCCAGGACGCACTCGCCGCGGCCCTCGCCAAGCACGCCGCACGCCAGGCCCGCGACGAGGCCCTGCGCACCCACGACGACCTCACCATCGAGGGCAACGCCGCGATCTTCCAGGCGCGCCTGGACCTCGACGCCGCCGAGCGCGCCTCGCACGCCCCGCTCGACGCGTGGAAGCGCCTGCCGCAGGCCGAGCGCGACGCGCACCTGGCCACCTGGTCGCAGGACGAGACCATCCCGGCCCGCGCGCTGCGCACCCTCAAGCCCCTGCGCTGACCCGACCACCTCGACCCACCAGGAGACCTGCCATGAGCATCAGCCGATGGAGCGACGGGACCACCTACTACACCCCGGGCACCCGCGCCCGGGTGGACTTCTCGAAGGTCACCGACGAGCGGGTCCGGCTCTACGCGACCGAGCGGGTCGGGCAGGTCGTGATCGGCTACTACGAGCCCGGGATGACCGAGGTCGCCTACCGCGACGGGCTGACCCTGCGAGTCCCGGACGCCGCGGTCGTCGCGGTGGAGGACTGAGCGGTGCCCACCGCCGTCCCGCCGCCGTCCGCCGATCACCTCGACGCCCACGGGCACTGGCCGCGGGCGCACCGCTGGCCGCTGATGCGCGAGCTCGACGCCCTCGCGGCCGACCTCGACGTCGTGCACCTGCCGCGCGGTACACGGGACCTGCCGGCCGACGAGATGGCCGCGATGGTCGCCGGGCGGGTACGGGTGCAGGTCGGCGTGTACGCCGGCGGGCGCATGGCCCTGATGCACTCCCTGGGGTGGCTGACCCGCCGCGACGCGGACGAGGCGGTCGCCCGGCTCCTGGACCACCTGCCCGGTGCGCGCCTCGAGACCGAGCGTCCCCGCGACGCCCGTCCCCGCGCCGTACAGCAGTACGCCGTGCACGTCATCTGGGGGTCGCGGGACCCGGGGTGGACGCCGACGGCCGTGCGCGTCTCGCGTGCGCTCACCGCGCTGTGGCGCGAGCGCAGCGACATGCTGACCGCCGACGAGGCCGCCGCGCTGGTCGGGGTCACAGCCTCGACGTGGCGGGCGTACCACGCGCGAGGTGACGCCGGGGTCCCGCGCCCGCTCGGGGACGCGCCGGTCGGGTACCGCGGGCGCAGGCTGGACGTGTGGGACCGCGGCGAGGTGCTGACCTGGCACGCGGCGCGCCCCGGCAAGGGTGGGCGACCCGCACGCGTCGAGGACCAAGGGTGAGCGCCGGCGGGGCAGCACGTGGTCGACCTGTCCGGCTCGCCTGACCGAAACCGCCGCGCCGCGGCTCGACACCCGCTACCCTCATGACCACTCCCCGCACGCGGGGATGAGCCGAGTGACAGTCGCCGGTAGGTGGATGTCCCCGCACGCCGGGGGTGAACCCAGCAACCGATGGTGGTTGGTACTCCCGGCCCTGGCCGGGCATGACAGAACGCCCCTCCCGCCGAAGCGGGAGGGGCGTCGTCGTGCGGGGCGGGGGGGTCAGCCGGCCGACCAGAGCGTGCTCGGGCTGGCGTTCGGCGTGCCGGTCCATTCCGCGCGGGCGGTGTCGCCGTCGAAGTACGGGCCCGGAAGGGTGACCCCGGAGGATGTGACAACTTCCGCGATGGGTTCGCACGCGTAGAACTGATCGCCCTCGACCCACGCACCTGTCGCGGCATTACGGGAAAAGTACCACCGGACGGTTGCGACCGAGACGCGTGCTGACGGCAGGTTGTACAGCCGTGCCTCCCCCGGGACCGAAGACAGCAGGGCAGGCGTCTGGCCGTAGTTCGATCCGTCATACCAGAACAGGGTGATGGTCTTTCCGGCGCTGGAAGCGGTCGGTGCCAGCAGTACCTTCCCCGCCACCTGAGTGCCCGCCGTGCTCGGTTGCAGAATTCCGACGAGGAAATTGACACCGGATGCCGCCGCCGTTATAAGACCGGCGGGCTTGCCGTTCAAGACAGAAGGCACGCCGGTGGCGAGCTGGGTTTGCCAGAATGTCTGAATGCCGCCCAGCGTCGTGAACTTCGGCGGCCTCGGCTGCGCCCTGCGCGTCGGCCGCGGCAGCGGCGGCCGCGCCGGCGGCACCGGCGTCGGCGGCTGCTGCGGTCGCGGCACCCGTGGCGGTCGTCGCGGACGCGCCGGCGGTCGTCGCCGCGGCGGCGGCGTCGGTGGCGGCGGTGGTCGCGGCCCCTGCCTGGTACAGGGCGTCGGAGGCGTGGCCGAGCGCTGCGGTCGCGGCCGACGACGCGACCCCGGCCTGGTAGGTCGCGTCGGACGCCGACGTCAGCGCGCTGGACGCCGCACCGATCGCTGCCCCTGCTGCACCGCTCGCCGCGTCGGCGGCACCGCTCGCCGTGCCTGCTGCGGCGACGGCCTGGTCGCGGGCGGCCGTCGCGACGGTCGCGGACCCGCCCGCGTCCTGGGCTGCGGTCTGCGCGTCGTCGCGGGCCTGCGCGGCCTGCGCCAGGACGTCCACCACCGACGGCGGCGGCGGGTCGAGCGGGTCCAGGGTGCCGGGGTCGACGTCGACGAGGTCCGCGTAGGGCACGACACCCCCAGCCTCGGGGACCGCGACCCACCGGGTCGTGCCGCCGGGCACCCGCTCGTCGACCCGCCAGCACCAATGCGGTCCCGTGGGGTCCACGTCGACCGTCACCGCCGCGCCGTCGATCCGCGCGCGCCGCCCCGTGGGCAAGGTCACGTGCGGGCCGTCGTCACCCTCGACCCGGCGGCGGCGTGTCGGGGTCCAGTCCACGACCCCGGTGACCGGGACGTCGGGGCCCGTCAGGGACGGGTCGCGCAGGTCGATGCGGACCGTCGTCATGCCAGCCTCCCGGTCGTGGTCGTGGTGCAGCACTCCGCGGCTGCCAGCGGGGACGGGTGCACGGCCGTGCACCCGGTGCACACCGGTGCAGGTGTCAGGGGCACGTAGTCGCGGGCCAGGCCGACACCGACACGGACGGTGGCCTGGTCCTGCCCGGTCAGGCGGGACACCTGCAGGACCAGGCCCTGCACGACGTCGCAGCGGTGCGCGCACGGGTCCACGACAGGGGCCCGGTCAGAAGCCGCGCGGGTACGGGTACGGGTCCAGCCCACCGCCGGGCTCGTCGTCGTGCTCGTCGTCGGCCAGGCGCGGCACACCGTGCACGCGCACGACCTCACCGGCCGGGATGACATCGTTTGCGGGGCCGGCCACGACCACGGGCAGGGAGTCGACGTCGGTGGTCGCACGCTCGACCACCGCGGCGTCCGGGGTGACCCGGGCGCGTGTCAGGAGGGTCGTGACGACCTCGACGAGCGCGTAGAACGCCACGACGGTCGCCAGGATGCGGACCTCGACGACCTCGGGGACCGCCAGGCCCGTCGCGCCGACCAGCACGAACACGGCGCGGACGACGGCCTGCACGGCCACGGGCTCGAACGCCAGGACGCGACGCCACCAGGACTGCGCGGCGGCGGGGACGGGGTGAGACATGGTGACCTCCTGGTCAGGGGCGTGCGGGACGCTCCGGGGGTGGGGGTGGGGCCTGGCGGTAGATGTGGTCGATCAGCGCCCGGGAGTACGCACGCTCCCGCTCGAGCTCGTCGAGCAGGGCGTCCGCGCGCTGGGTGACCCGGGCGACGGCCTCCCGCAGCCCGACCACGTCCTCCTGCAGCTGGTCGATCTGCGCGTCCCGGTCCGCGATCGTGTCCCGGCGTGCGGCGGCCTCGTCGCGGCGCGCCTCCCGCTCGTCACCGGCGACCCCGGCGCGACGGCTGTTGCGCACGCCCCACAGGGCGGCCGCGCCGGACAGGATCCCGCCGAGCGCACCGAGACCGACCAGGGTGAGCTCGTGGGTCACGCGCGCGCCTCCCGACGTCGCGGCAGGTGCGCCGCGCCGGCCGTCTTGACCGCGAACACCCACAGATCCAGTGCGCGGGCGGCGAGCCCGATGCTGGCGAGCGTCATCATCGCCGCGGCGGCCAGGCGTGAGGGGATGTCGTCGACGGACGCCCACACCGGTCCGGCGCGCCCCGCGAGCAGGAACGCCACGACCGACGCGCACACCCACTCCACGCGCCACCGGTGCACGAGCACACCGACCGCACCGAGCAGCCCGAGCACGGTCATCGCGACCGCGGTGGTCTGCAGCTGCCACGCCGGGACGACGCCGTCGATCGTCGCCGACGGCCACCACGTGTCCCCGACCGCGACGACGACGGTCAGCAGGTACGCGGCCACGCGCAGGGACCGCCCGATGACCCGCGCCCAGCGCGGCAGCCCGGTGTCCGGCATCACACGCCCGCGTTCGCCAGGGCCTGCACGGCCTGCCCGATGGTGACCCGCTGCCCGGCGACGGTCACGGGGCGGGTCCACACCTCGTCACCGATCGCGACCCGCAGGGCCGTGGACGCAGCGACGGCCGCCGCGACCTGCTCGGGCGTCGCCACGGGCGGTTGCATGGTCGCGGAGATCACGTCGACCTCCTGCCGGTGCACCGGGTCGCCAGCGTTGCGCAGGACCGCGCCGGTGCGTGCCAGCAGCGTCCACTGCTCGATCGTCAGCCGCAGGGGTCCACGGCCGGGCATCACGGAGAAGATGTCCCCGCTGGTGGTCTTCACGTAGACGGGCATGTCGTCCTCCTCGGGGAGCGGGCTGATCGGGGTCACCGGGTCCACGGCGGGCACGTCGGGCACGCCCCCGGTCCCGGGGCCGGGGTTGGTGACGGTCACGGTCCCGGTGCGCAGGTCCACACCACGGGCCCGCAGGTACGGCTCGGGGTCGACCGCCCGGTCGACCGTCGCGAACGCGTCGCCCACGAGGACGAACCGGCCGGGCGGGAACGCCTCGAGGTGCAGGTGCGTGGCCGTGGACGACCCGGTCTGCCCCATGACCCCCAGGGCGGTGCCGCCGCCGACCCGACCTGACGCGCTGACGGACGCCAGGTGCTGGGACGCGGTCGTCGACCCGTCGTCGTGCCGCACCGCGACCCAGTGCCCCCGCACGGCGTTCGTGCCGCGCGCCAGGACGTAGCCCGGGCCGACCGAGCGCACCAGCCAGTCCGTGCCCCGCCCACCCAGGTCCACGCCGCGGTGCCAGGTCGACCCGACCCCGCCCGGCGACGTGCGCGGACCGTACCCGGACGTGACGTACCCGCCGGCGACGGGCAGGGCCCAGCCCATCAGCCCGACACCTGCGTGACCGTCAGCGTCACCGGCGCGAGGATGTTGTGCTGGTTCACGTTGAGCGTCGACGCGGGGTTGACGCGCAGGATGACGACGTCCCCGCCGGTGATCCGGCGCGTCGCCGCCACCGACGCGGAGTTGACGCCACCGGTCACCGACCCGCCCTGGTAGGCGTACCGCTCCGTGCGGGTCACGTTGTAGATCTCCAGGCCGAAACCGATCGCCGTGGAGGACACGCTGATCGTCGCGGAGATGCTGTACAGGGCGGTGTCGCTGATCGTGACCGCCCCGCCGGTGTGCGTCCACGGCTGGTCCCCGGCGCTCTCCGCCGCGGTCGTGAGGTTCGTGACCTGCGACCACGACGCCCCGACGCGGGACACCGCCGACGGGGACGTCAGCCGCAGGTACGGTGCCGCACCGGCGGGCCGGGACGCGACCGCACGCCACGTCGACCCGTCGACGGTGACCTCGAGCTCACGCCCCGTGGCGGCGTCCGTGCGGTGCACGTACAGCGGGCGTGCCGCGCTCGGGCCGACACCCGCAGCGGTCAGGTCCGCGACGAGCTGGGAGCGCGCGGTCGTGTTCGCGACGCGCACGATGTCACCGATGGTCAGCAGGGACCCGAAGATCGCCGCCCGGGACGGGGTCTCGGGCGCGGACGGGACGGTGTGCCCGCGCGGGTTGGTCGCCATCAGGGGCCCTCCTGGGGGATCGTGTCGGGCGGTGGGGTCTGCTGGCCGACGACGTCACCGACGGCGACCTCGTGGTGGTTGGCGTGCAGGGGCACGTCGGCGACGAGCGCCCCGCACAATGCACACGTAATCCACATAGAAGGTCACCCTTCTTTGGCTTGCGTCACGATTGCGATTGCCGTTCGTGTGGAATATCCGTATGCCCTTGTGTATTCCGCCTGTGATACACCTAGTGCTACCGATGCCGCACGGATCGCGGCATGCTGATCTCGGGCACGCTGTCGATGGCATGCGAGGCAGTCACGACCCTGGCCGCTTCCGCGTCGATCGATCCGAACGCCGGTCCGGGTTGTGTCATGACCCTGTGCGCAGATGTTTGACCGGATGGCGTAACCCTTGAATCCCCGGCGGATGTTTTCTCCTGTGGGTACAGGTTCTAGATGTGCTGGATTGACGCACCGGGGGTTGCGGCATAGGTGATCAATAACCAGTCGCTCACCTATGGGAGCCACGAGTGTCGCGTAGGCGAGGCGGTGGGCGTAAAGGCTTTGGCCGTCGATATTGAGCGAACCGTATCCGCCGCTATTCGTGCGCGCTTGCCATTTCCAGCACCCGGTGACATGGTCGAGGTCGACCTTGTCCCAGAACGCCTTTGGGAGTCGCGGGTCTCCGAGAGCGGGCCCCATCGCGTCGACCCCCTCTCTGCTCGATCAGTGAGTGGGTCAGGCTCGGAGCTGTTTTCCCCCGGCCCCAGGTGCCCGGGGTCAGACGGGCCGGGTGTACGTGACGACCAGGCTCATCCCGTCCCCGTTGCCCGCGCCGGCGGCGGCGGAGTACGCGGCCCCGACCAGCGCGAGGCCCCTGACGGCGCCGGTGCGCATGGCCTCACGCACCGACGCGGGCAGGTCCACCAGGGCGCCCATGCCGGTGGCGGTGTCCCCGGACGCCGACGGGGCCCCACCAGGGGGTGTGCCGTGGGGGGATCCCTGCACGGTGACCGCGGGGGACCCTGAGGCCAGGCCCACGGACCGGATCGCGACCTGCACCCGGTCGATGGACGTGGCGCCGAGATTGACGAGCTGGTCGCCGTACACGGCGAGCCCCGTCATCGGACCCGACCCGGACCCGTTGCCCTGGTACAGGGTGGAGCGGCCGCCGTACCTGTCGGTGTTCCAGCGGTCCCACGCGGCGCGGTTGTGCCGGTACGACCCGGACCACTGCGCGCCGATCGTCGCGGTGACCTGCCCGGTGCCGCCGCCACCGCCACCAGGGTCGGGCACCGGGGTCGAGGTGTCCGCGACCGCGGACGGGCCCAGGACCAGCATGGGGCGACCCCAGTCGTCCAGGGACACCCACACCGCGCGCGGCAGCGTCCCGTACGACCCGGTCAGGTACGGCAGGACGTGCGACGCCCCGTCCAGGGTGACCGTCGCGGTGTCCGACGTGGACGCGGTCATCGTCGCGGGGACCTGCGGGTCACGTGGGGTGACCGGTCCGAGGACCAGCTCGGGGCGTCCGCGCTGCGGGTCCAGCATCACCCGGGCGCGGCGTGCGGACGACGTCGCGGACACCGCGACGGCGACATACCGGCCTGCGACGGCAGGCAGCCACAGCGCGGACTCACGGATCTGGACCTGCACGAGCGCACCGGCGGGCTCGACGGCGAGGATCGGGGCCTCGATCGTCAGCAGCCCGTCGGTGGGGGCGGCCGGGGGTGGGGTCAGGTCGAGGTCGCTCACGACACGACACCCAGGTCGATGCGCATGGGCCCGTCGTGGACGGTCAGCGGCAGGTCGTACGCCACGACGTACCCCCACGTGCGGTCGGTCGGCTCGTAGGACTCGGTGACGACCTGCGGGGCCAGCAGCTGCGACGGTGACGCACCGGGGGTGCCGGTCCAGCGTCCGCGGCGACCGTCGGGCAGACGCGTACCCCCGTCGAAGTGCTGCGCGACGGCGGCGCGGGCGGCGGCCTCGGTGTCGGCGTAGGCGACGACGGCGCGACGGACGCGGAACGCCCCACCGGCTGACGTGTTCGGCCAGGCGAGCGCACGGAGGTACCCGGCGCCCGCGCCGTCCGCGGTGATCTGCGCGGCGTGGACGGACCGCTGCCACTGCCCCGACACGCCGGGGGTGCTGGCCCCTGCCTGGGCGGCGAAGCCGTTGAGGTTCGCTCCGTTGTACGGGGCGAGGATGATGCGCATGGTCGAGGCGACCGTCGCCGTGAGCGGCTTGATCTCGACCCCCAGGGCGAACCATCGTCCGGCCAGCGCGGGGTGGTAGGCGGTCGCGTGCGTCCCGTGCGGGTCGCCGTACAGGGAGCCGGTGCCCTCGCGCACGAACTCGATCGCCGGCGCGCCCTCGTCGGTGACGAGGTAGCGGCGCGTCCACGACCCGGCCCAGCGCAGCGGCTGTCGCCCGGTCAGGACCGACGGGGAGTCGCCGGCCAGACCCACCCACGACGCGGAGAGCAGCGGGTCGGGGCTGATGCCCCCGTCAAAGTACGGGAGCACATCGGCGCCCACCTCCGGCAGCACGGCGGTGATGTCGAACGTGCCCCCGACAGGCAGGATCGACGCGGCGGCGATGGTCACCCACCAGCCGAGGTGATCGGCTGGAGCGGTGGCCGTCGCGGCGGCACCCGACACGCGCACCCACTGCCCGGCCGGGAGGGTGATGGTGGGGCCCGTGGCGGTGCCCACGACGCCGTTCGCCGTGGTCCGCCAGTTGTTCGCCATGCTGACCTGCACGGCGTGCGACGACCGGACGTAGGCCGACACGACGCCCTGCTGCCCGATCGTCGCGGAGTACGGGGAGGCCGCGTACTGGTAGAAACCACCAGTGCCGCTGCCCGTCTTCGCGGTCGTGATGGTGCGCCTCAGGTAGGCCGTCGCGCGCACGCCCGGAGCGACCTCGGGCCCGTCCACTGCGCCCGTTACGACCGTTGAGGTGCCGAGTTCGCCGCCGTTGTTCTGGTAGTTGTACGACGTCGATGTGGTCGGCTGGGGTCGCAGGGCGAGGTTCCGTCGCACCTCGACCGTGCCGGACCACGCCGACGTCGACGGGCCCGGGTTGAGGGCCTCGTTGCGCAGCTGCACCGCACCCGACGCGGTCCGCCGCACCACGTCCAGGTCCCCGTGCCGGACCTCCACCGCGTCATCGACATCGACCCGCGGATCCGGGGCGCACGTCACCGGCAGCCGCCGGGTCGGCAGCACCGACCGGCCCAGGATCGTGCGCGCCGACGCCAGCGCCTGCGCCCGCGTCGCGATCAGCGGCGACGCCCACCGGCGCGTCACCGGACCGTACTCACCAGTCACCGCCATCGGCCCCGACAGGACCCGCGCGACCGCCGACACACCCTCCGCGCCCGGCGCCGACGACGTCGCCACGACCTCGTTGTACGAGCCCTCCCGGGTGTCCGACCGCAGCGCGTGCACCACCGTGCCCCGCTCACCGGTCCGCAGCACCACCACCGGGGCCGGCACCTCCGGCAGCGGCGCCGCCAGCACCACCTGCCCCCACTCGTCCGTCCGCAACCGCGCGGGCCACGCGTCGGCGATCTCCTGCAACGCCGACAGGCGGTCCGCCGACCACGACATCCCCGACGGGCACGTGCGGTTCACCAGTGCAGGGTCGATCGCGACGGACATGCCCGCCGGCATCAACCGGCGCGCCTCCGACACCAGGGTCGCGCCCGCCGCAGGCTGCGTCGGTGCCGTCAGCTGCGCGTCCGCCAGACGCCGCAGCCGACCCACCGCCTCCACCCGGACCGACCCGTCCTCACCCTCGTCCCACGACACCACCAGGAACCGCCCCAAGCGGGTCTCCCACTCGCTGACGCCATCGGCCGGCAGCGCCGAGGACACCACCACCGACACCGCGAGCTCCTGCCCGTACCGGGCCAGCGGGTGCTCCGGGTCGTCCCCCGGGTACCAGTCCACGCCGTCAGCGAACCGGGGCACCACCAGCGACACCCGCTCGGGGACCGCGGCCGTCACGTCGACCGTCAACCGGCCACGCAGCAGCGGGACCGGGGACGCGGTCAGCAGCCGCGGACCCAGCCACGACCACACCCGGGCCTCCCAGCCCGCCGACCCCGACAGCACCTCGTCCGGTGCGCCCGCCCTCACAGCTGCGTCCACGGGTACGTGTCGAACGAATCCCAGGTGGACCCGGCGAACAGGGCGTCGAAGTCCGCCCACGTGCGCGTGGCCATCGCGTCGTCGAAGTCGTCCCACGTGAACGCCGACAGCACCGCCGACGGCTGCGGGTCGTCGACCAGCAGGTACGACAGAGACCACACCCGGTCCGCCGACATCCCCAGGGTGTCGTACGCGAGCTGCGACGTCGCGCCGGTCACGAGCAGCAAGGACACCACCGGCAGGTCCAGGGACCGCCCATCGGTCCGCAGCACCGCCGGTGCCCCCTTGCGCAGCAGCCGCTGCAGCGCGGCCGTCTGCGACGGCGTCGTGCGGATGCGCAGCTCACCCCCGCCGTCGCCGCCGACGACGGTCCGCACCACCGGCCGCACCCGTCCCGGCACGTCGTACACCCCGGCCGACAGGGACGGGGCCAGCGGCAGCCGGTTCGGCAGCCAGTCGAACGGGACCTGCACTGTCCCGTCCAGGGACTGCAGCATGCGTGCACCCTCGTGCGGCACCGTGATCGGCGCCGCGTCGTACGCCTGCCCGTCGGTCACCACCCGGTACGTCACGGGAAGGTTCAGCGCCGTGCGGTTGTCGACCAGCACGACCTGCCCGCCGCCGCTCACGCCCACGCCACCAGGGACCGGCCACGACGACGCTCCCACGACCCCCGTGACCGTGTACGCGCCACCGGACGGGATGCCGTCGATGACCAGCTGCACCGGCGGCGGAGGGCCCGCAGGCACCAGCGACGTCGTGATCGTGACGCTCATCGCGGCTGCCCCCAGACCCGTGCGGTGCGTACGGCACCGGTCGCCTCGGCGCGGGCGCGCCCCGAGATCGCGTCGACCAGCTCGGCGAACTGCGCCGGTGAGAACGCGGCGACGATGTCGCCGAGCGGCGGCATCGTGACGTTCACCGGCGCGGGCCGACCTGCCATGCCCCCGTTCGCCATCGGGATGACCCGCTGCCCGAGGTGCTTCGCAGCCTGGTCGAGGATCGCGAGCGACCGCACCGACCCGTCGAGCGGGATGTACGCCTCCGTGTCGCGCACGCGATCGCCGACGACACGCCACGTGTTCGGGGGCACCATCTGCGCGACCGCGTCCATCGGGGTCAACCCGTGGAACCCGCCGCCGGCGAACGCCTTCACGATCGCCCCGTCGTGCTGCGCGGACATCACGAACTTGTTGCCCGGGGCGTAGTTGTACGTGTTCCCCGCCGCGGTGTCGACGGTCACACGGATGCGCCGACCGTCGTTCACCGTGATGAACCGGTCGATCACGGCCTGCGCAGCCTCGGCCTCGGCGGTGATCTTCGTGATGACGTTGTTCGGGATCAGGCCGTACGCGGCCGCGAGCTTGTCCGCCTCGTCACGGGTGTAGCCCATCTGCTGCGCGGTCTGCACGAACGCGTCCCGCTGCTGACGCACCGTCCGGTCGAGCTCACCGGCGCCCGCGTTGTTCTTCCGCATCGAATCGGTCAGCGTGCCCTGCGACGCGACGAGGTCCAGCAGCGCCTTGTCGGCCAGGCGTGTGCTCTCCGCGTTGAGGTCGACCGCACCGGTCCCCTCCCGGGTGATCCGCACGCCCTCCTTGATGGCCTCGTTCGCGGCCTCCTGCGACTCGGTCGCACGGATCTGCGCCTCACGGACACTGATCGCCGCCCCGGAAGCAGCCTTCTGGGCGTCGACGAGGTCCCGCAGCGCCTCCTCCTGCGTGCGCACCGCACGCGTCGCACCCTCGGTCACACCGATCCCGGCTTCGACCTGGTCCTTGACGCGCTGCTGGGACTCCGCGACGTCGTCGGACACGCCCCCGACGGCTACGAGCACGTCCTTGTACAGCATGGACTTGCGTGTGGCCTCAGCGGTGCCCTCCGCGAACGCACCGAGACCGCCGCGCGCGAGCTCGCGCGTCTTGGCGGCAGCGTTCTCGTACCCCTCGGTGAGCGAGTCTGTCGCGCGGCGCCCACCGACGGCGGCGTCGACGACCCGGTCGAGGGACAGCCCCAGCTCCTTGGCCTTCGCGATGACACCGTCGGTCTCGAGGCGGTTGTACACGTGCGCCCGGGTGTTCTCGGTGATCGCCGCGGTCTGCTGGTCCAGGGTGCTCGTCAGGTCGGCGACCCGCTGCTCGGCCTCGGCCTGCCGGGTCACGAAGATCCCGACGGCCGTGGCGATCGCCATGATCGCCAGCGTCACGGGGTTCCCGATGAACGCTGCCTTGAGCGCCCCGCCCGCGGCCGCGGCGGACGCCGCAGCACCCTGCAGGCCGGCGACCATCCGCGGCAGGACCGCAGCGGCGACACCGAACGCAGCCGCACCAGCCAGGACCGGGCCGGGCAGCTGCCCCAACCACGACACGACGTCCGCCAGGACACCGACCAGCGGTGTCGTCGCACCGATCGTCGCCACCAGCGCCGGGGCGAGCTGCTGCACCAGCAGCACCACCACCGGGCCGAGCGCGCCGAGCAGCTCACCAGCAGCCGGCGCGAGCTCGTCGATCGCCGCGACGGCGGCATCGACCAGCGCCTTGCCGATGCGCTCGAGTACGGGCACGGCCGGCCCGAGACCGGTCACGAGGTCCGCGCCGGCGGCACGCAGCGACGGGGTGGCGGCGACCAGGCCGACGACAGCACCCACCACGGGGTTCAGCGCGGGCAGGAGGCGACCGAGCACGGGGATCGAACCCGTGCCGAACGCGACGAGTGCGCCACCGGCGGCGGCCACGAGCGGCCCATGCTTCGCGACCGTGTCCAGCTGACGGTTCAGCTGCGACAGGTCCAGGCGGTTGACCGCGGCGCGTGCACGGTCGAGCTGCACGCTGACCTGGTCCAGGCCCGGTGCGAACCGCCCGACGAGCAGGTCGACGGCCGGCTTGGCCTTCTGCTCCAGGGCCCGCAACCCGTCGGCGACCTTGTTCGCCCACTCGACGGCCCGGCCGCCGCCCTTCGGGTCGATGAACGGGGCGGCCAGGATGCTGCCGACGTCCCGCCAGGCGCCCTTGATGCGGTCCAGGGCGCCGTCCATCTGCTGCTTGATGTTGTCCGTCGCGCCGCCGAACCGCTGCATGAGCCCGGTCACGAGCGGGTCCCACACCTCGTCCACGGGGATGCCACCCGGCTTCGACGCGAGCCGGCGGATCTCCTGCCCGGTCTCACCGAGCTGCTGCCCGAGGATCGTCGCGGCGTCGATGCCGTACTGCCCGAGCTGGTTCAGGGTCTCCCCGGTGAGCTTGCCCTGGCCCTGCATCTGCGCGAGCGCGTACGTGACCCGCGAGACCTCCTCGTTCGACCCGCCGACCGCCGCGACAGCGTTCTGGATCGCGTCGAGCGTCGGCAGGACCTTGTCGGCGGTGACACCGAACCCGAGGAGCTGCTGCTGCGCGGTGATGAACACCTGCTTGGCGAACGGCGACGTCTTCGCGAACGCGTCGAGCTTGTCCATCTGCGCGTTCGCGGCCTCAGCCGACCCGAGCAGCGTCGTCAACGCCGCACGCGACGACTGCTGCAACCGGTTGTAGTCCGCGCCGATCTTGAACACCGCCGCACCCAGGCCGACACCGGCGGCCGTGACCGCCACCATCGACCCGGCGATCGCCTTCGTACCGGCGGCGATCGTGGACCCCAGGCGGGAGAACTTCTGCCCCGAGGAGTCGACCTGCCGGTCGAACTGGGTGCCGTCCGCACGGATGAACGCAACGAGCTCGCCGACCTTCAACGTCACGGCTGTCACCCCCTGGTGGTTCGATGGGGCGCATGGACGCGCAGGCGTGGGAGTACAAGACGGTCAAGGCCCCGGCGAACAACCCGCGGGTACGGCAGCGACTGCTGAACCGGTACGCACGCGACGGGTGGGAGCTGGCCGAGACGACACGGGGGCCCCTGCTGTCCGCGAAGGACCACGTGACGCTGCGGCGTGAGCGCGGCTACGCGGCGCGCGCCCGCGCCGGCCGGGCAGCAGCTCAGGCCGCGAAGACCCCCGAGCAGCGCCGCCGGGAGTGGATCGTGGCCGGAGCTGTCGTGGCGGTCGTCGTCATCGTGCTGCTGCTCAACCTGTAGGAGGCCGCGGCGGCGGCGTGAGTGCGCGCCGCAGACGCGTGTCCGCGCCGAGCAGCCCCCAGATGCGGTCCCGCCACCACGGCCACGGGCGCACCAGGGTCACGTCGTCGATGTCCGCGCCGTACAGCTCGTGCAGGTCCAGCACGACCAGCGGCCAGTGGTCGAGGACGTCCACCCAGCCGACCCGCGGCCCGTCGGGCTGACGCGTGTGCTTCGGCTTCAGCGCTTCCGGGACACCCCGGTACCGCGGGTAGATGCCCGTCGCTGGGTCCGGTTCCCCGACGCCGTACGGGGCCCACGCGGCGACGTCGAAGACCCCGAGCGGGCTTCCCCCGACGCACCACCGCCCCCGTGCTGGGCGGCGAAGATCCTGTCGGCGGTGTCCTCACCGAGCGTCCAGTAGTACAGGGCGTACATGGCCATCTGGTCGATGTGCGGACCCGGCACACCGTCCGCGAGCATCCGGTCGTACACGTCCTGCCCGAGAGCGAGGGCCGCGACGTCGACGTCGCCCATCGACTCGACGAGCGTGAGCGTCTCCGCGGGGACGTCGGGGGAGCCCGATCGCCCGCACGTGGGGCACTGCTCGAGCACGGACGCGTACGACGCGACACCGATGGCGTTGATCGCGGCGAGCTTGATGCCGACGTCCTTCGACGGCGGCTGCACCACGTACGTCTCGCCGTCGTACGGCAGCTCGAGCGCGGGCGTCAGGTACTGGGTGAGGTCCTTCAGGGCCACGGTGGTCTCCTGGTCGGGGCGTGCCGGGGGTGTCGGGGGTGTAGCGAGGGCGGGCGGCCCCGACAACCACCCGCCCTCGCGTCGTGGGGTCAGGCGCGCGTGTACGCCAGCGGCGCGCTCGCGCCGTTCGTGGGGTGCGTGACCGTGATCGGCGCGCTGCCGGCCGTGCCCGCGGGGACGACGGCGACGATCTTCGTGCCGCTGACCACGACGTAGGACGTCGCGTTGGTCGCGCCGACCTTCACGCCTGCCGCACCTGTGACGCCCGTGAAACCGGACCCGGTGATGGTGATCTGCGCGGACGCGGCGGCACCGGACGGCAGCGCGGACACCAGCGCCGGGGTGGCGCCCGAGGTGGCGGTCGACGGGTTGGAGATGCGGGTGCGTCGACCCTGGCCGGTGACCGTGACCGTGAGGCCCGCGATCTGGTCGTTGCCGGTGTTCTGCCGGGTGACCGCGACCGTGCCGCGACCCTCGTACGCCTCGTCGGGGTTGGGCTCCCAACCGGTCGGGTCGTCGTACCAGCGGAAGTGACCGGTGGCCGCGTTGCCGACGGCCTCGGGGCCGGCCAGTGCGAGCAGCTTCTCGACCTCGGGCAGGAACGTACCGTCGGCCTGCCGGTGCAGCTGCACCGTGAGCCCCAGCGTCCAGGACTCCGACGTCTTGATCGGGTGCGGGGCGCCGTCGTCGTCGTACGTCGCACCGTCCTGGGTGACCGACGTCACCTGCGGGTCGATCGCCGACGAGAAGCGGATGAACCGCCAGTCGGGCTCCGCCGTGGTGCCGAGGTTGATGTCGACGGCGTACTCGTAGGAGAAGCCGAGCTCGGTGGTGACGCTCATGGTGTGCCTCCAGGGGCGGGGGAGAGGGTGATCTCGTAGTTGTCGGTCCGCTCCTGGCGGCCGTTGTCGTCCGCGCCGAGGTGCGCCGACGAGACCCTGCGGGCGCGTGCGACGCCGTCGCGGTGGTGCACGCCGTGCAGGGCGCGGAAACCTGCAGTGGCCAGGGTGTCGGCACCGTCAGGGGTGCCCGGCGCGCCGCGGTACCGGACCTGCACCCACCGGGTCGCGGTGCCGAGGGCGACGTCGTCGTCGGTGCCGTACACGCTGACGCCGACCGCACGGTCCGGTGTCGCACCGAGGGCGCCGTAGAAGACCCCGACCTCTGCTGTCGTGTACGACGGGCCGGCGGGCCGCCACACGCCGACGTCGGCGGTCGCGAGCCACGTGCACAACGTCACGGTGAGAGCGGCGTCGTCCATCACGGGCCCTCGAGGGAGCGGCGGACCTGCTCGGCCACGATGCGCTGCACGTCGTCCTCGCTGTCACGCAGCGCGGACTCGAGGAACTTCGCCCGCCCGTGCCGGTGCCGGTAGTGCAGGGCCTCGTGCTGCCGGGCCGCGTACGGCAGGTCCGAGCCGACCTCCGCGGTCGGGTTGAGGTCCGCCTCGGCCGGCACGACGACGATCGACGAGCGCAGGTCACCGACGTCCATCGGCGTGCGCGGGACCGTGACGGCCTGGACTCGTTGCGCGGCCATGGTGACGCCGCGTGCCGCGCCGGCACGCGCGGCGACCTTGGCGCGCAGCCCGTCCCAGGTGACCTTGACGTCGTCGCTCACGTCAGCGCCACCTCCACGTGGTCAGGCAGCTCGAGGACGCCGGAAGTGCGCACAGCGGCGACGATGACGGTGGCGGTGCGCCCCGACGGCAGGTCGACCCGGGAGCCGGGTGCCCACAGGTCGGCGTGCGTGGAGTCGACGTCGTACACGGTGGTCTCGGACACGACCTCGACGGCGTCGGGTCCGCGCACGAGACGCCGCTTGTCGTCGACGAACACCCCGCTCGGCGGGGACAGCACGACCGGGGTGGCCCACGTCTGGCCCATGCCGCCGGCGCCGAGCAGCGTGCGCACGGTGACGGTGTGCACCATGAAATCGTCGAGGTCGCTCACCGGGTCGCCCCGGGGCGGGTCGACGTCAGCCCGGCGTCAGCCAGGATGAGGTACGCGTCACCGGCGAGCGTCGTCGCCGCAGCGGCGCGTGCGGTCATCGCCGTGACGGACGCGGACGCGGCGGTGTCGTACTCGACGGCGCCGGACCCCAGACGCTTGGCACGCACCGGTGCCGCCTCGAGCTGCACGGCACCGCCTGCCGGGTCGATGCCCGCGGTCAGCCACGCGACGACCTGCGAGCACGTCGCGTCCCGGAACGCCGCAGCGACGCCCGAGCTGGTCGGCGCGCCGCCGTCGTCGACGGCGTACACGGCGGTCATGGTGGCGCGGCGCACGAGCCGGGACGCGTACGCGAGCAGACGACCGGCGTGCGCCGGCGGCGAGGTGATGCCCCAGGGCTCGTCGAGCAGGTCAGCGACGGTGGCGTACACGAGCACGACGAGCACCTCCCAGCGGGGGACGAGGGGTGGGGTGGTTCGGCGGCGGGCCCGGGAGCGTCAGGGCCCGCCGCCGAGGTCATCACTCCGCGGTGACGGTCACCGCGTGCGTGTCGGACTTCCCGCCGTACTGCGCGGTGATCGTGGCCGTGCCCGCTGCGACACCGGCCACGAGGCCACCGGAGGTGACGGTGGCCTTGGTGTCGTCGGACGAGGACCACTCGGCGGCCTCGGTGACGTCGACCTCACCGGAGTTGGTCCGGTCGGCCGTCGCCGTGAGCTCGATCGTGTCCTCGACGGCGACGGTGGTGTCGCCGTCGATCGTCAGACCCTCGACGGGGTCGGTCTGCGGCTGCCAGACGAGCGTGTGCCCGGTCTCGTCGGCCGACTGTCCGGCGGGGTCGTCGTCCACGTCGCCGGGGCGCACGGGCCGCACGCCCTGCGAGGCGTGGATCTCCGGGGAGACGACGCTCGGTCCGTGCGGGTTGCCGAGCTCGCCCTCGACGCCGGCGTTGACCGGCGGGAGGAAGTCGTCCTCGGTGGGGTTGACGGCCGCGTCACGCAGCTTCGTGCCGACCTGGGTGGTCGCGGGGATCGTGCGGGGGTCCAGCACCATGGGTCAGCCCTCCGGGTTCGTGTCGTCGCCGGACGGCGGGGTGTCGTCGCCGGACGGCGGGACGAGCGCGGCGACCTTGTCCGCCTTCGACGTGTTCGACTTGAACGGCTCACGGCCCAGCTCCGCCGCGTACGCGTCGAGCTGGGCGTGCGTCCACTTCTCGACCGGGACACCCTCGGGGACCTCGACGGCCTCACCGACGCCGTACCCGTGACCCGTCAGGTAGGCCCGCAGGCCGTCGGACAGGGTGTCCACCTCGGCGACACCGTCGACGAAGTCCACGGTGACAGGACCGAACGTGCTCCTGCCCTGGTACCCGTCGATCGGGCTCGTGATCGTGATGCTCATGGGCTCCTCCTCGGAGACGTTGCACCCCGACCCGCGCCTCGCCGCCCCGGTGAGGGGCGGCGGGGCTGCAGGTCAGGCGACGATGTCGACGTTCCGCAGGACCGCGGCGGACTTGGTGCGCTTGAGCGCGACAGCCACCGGACCCATCTCGACCTCACCGGTCTTGACGGCACCCGCCGACCTGAAGTCCGGCAGCCACGTCTGCACCAGCGGTGCACCGGCCATCGACACGCCGTGAAACGCGTCCAGGCCGAACCGCACCGCGTACAGCGCGGAGACGCCGCCACCGTCGACCGGGATGACCTCACCGTTCGCGCCGGCGCGACGGCCGGCGTCGACGAGGCGGATGCCGCCGTACGACCGGATCCGCGCGTCACGCGGACCGACCTGCTCGACGTACATGTTCGCCCGGCGGGCCGCGGACGCGATCTTCGCCAGGACGCGCCGGTTGCCGATGAGGGCGTCGACGCCGCCGTCGACGAGGTCGACGAGGTTGTCGATGTCCTCGAGGATCTGGAACGCCTTCGCCTCGTCGACGACCCCGGTCCAGTTGATCGCCGTGGTGACCTCGGTGGACGACCCCGCGAGGGCCTTCGACAGGCCGTCGAAGGAGTCCGCGTCGAGCGAGGAGTCCCCGTTGATGACGGCGTTGCCGAACTCGGCCTGCGAGGCGCGGATCTTCTGGGACAGCTGCAGCGCGACCTCGCCCGTGGCGGCCGGGCCGACCCGGGACAGCACACGGTCGAGCTGGAACGCCCCGCCGAGGGGCTTGAGGTCCACGCTGTGCCGCGTGGTGCTGACCTCGGTCGGTGCGTACTCCGCGTTGATCGCACGGAACGACGCGGTGCCGAGCTCGGCGAGACGCCGGTAGGCGTACGTGAGGGTCCCGCCGCCGCCGACCGGCGACACGACGTCGTCGAACGTCAGCAGGTCGAGGATCTCGTTGGTGCGGAACTCGTCGATGACGGCCAGGTCGACGTCGTCGACCGCGTTCTGCTGGGCCTGGGCGAGGGTGACGGGCATGACTGCTCCTGTGGGGTCAGGACGTGCCGAGGCGGGTCGCGACGGCGTCGGTGAGCGACTTGGGGGTGCGGCGCGTGCTGTCGCCGGTCCCGCCGGCGTGGTCGACGCTGCTCGCGGTCGCCACCGGGGCGGCCTTGAGCTTCGGGTTGTCGGCGACCGCGGCCTTGACCGCGGCGTCGACCTGGGCCTGGAAGTCCGCGGCTGCGGGGTCCAGGTCCGTGACCTTCGCCAGGAAGGCCCGGGAGTCGAGCAGGGCGTTCGGGTCGCCCTGGTGGGTGCTCGCGGTGCGGTACACGGCGAGCTGGACGGCGGACTCGCGCGCGGCGGCCTGTGCGGCCTGGACCTGCGCGGTGAGCTCCTCAGGCTTCGGGGTGGCGTTCTCGTCCTGCACGAGGCCGAGGGCCTTGCCGATGTCCTGCGCGAGGGCGTTGCGCGCCTCCTCGGCGGCTTGCGTCTTCGCGTTGGTGCGCGACGCGGCGTTCTCGCGGCGCAGGTCGACGATGAGGGACTTGAGCACGGCGGGGTCGTCGGGCAGTCCGTCGCCGGGCTGGGCGGCGGGCGCCTGCTGCTGGGCGGCGGGCGGAGCCTCCTGCGTGGGCGAGGGCGTCGTCGGCGCGCCGGGGTCGGCCGTCGCGTCGGCGACGGGTGCGGCCGTGACGGTGCCGGGTGTTGCGGCGCCGGGGTCGGCGGAGCGGAAGCGCAGGCGCGGGGAGATGAGGCGGCGACGCATGGGGTGACCTCCTGGGTCGGGGGTGTCGGGGTGTGGGTGCCCGCACGTACGGTGCGGGGCATGACGCGGACGCCGGGTCCGCGACAGATGAGAGGTGGTATCCCGTGGGCGTGAAGGTCTTCGTCCAGAACGAGACGCGCGCAGGCGCAAAGGGTGGCGTCATCGAGCACGCGTCGGCCGCGGGACTGGCGGTGAGGGACGGGACGTTGTTCGTCGTCCGCGACTTCACAGGGGAGGCGAACTCCACCCTGGCGGTGTACGCCGCAGGATTCTGGGTCTCCGCTTCCACCGACGACGAGTAGCGGCTCACCGCATTCGGTGCCCGAGCGAGACCTGCTCGCGGTACCGCTTACGGTTCAGCCCCGTGTCCTCGACGTGCCCACGGATCCGCGCCTGCAGGTCGAGGCGATGTCGGCGCGCCCGGCGATCTTGCTCGGGTGTGACCGCCGCCGCCTCGTCGATCTTCGCCTTGCGGACCTCGCGCTCGAGCGCCCGCAGGCGCTCCCTGGCGGCCTCGGCGTCCGGGTCGTATGTGGTGGCGTCCTCGACGACGGACAGGCCCGGAAGGTACGCCACCTGACGGCACCGGTCGTTCGGGTGACCCCAGCCGGCGTCACGAGCCTGCTCGAGCGTCCCCGCGACGTGCACGACGACGTCGCCTCGACCGTCGGCCCGCGGGACACGCACGCGCCCGACCGGCCCCGGCGTCAGCCGCAGGATCTTCCCGGCCCACGCCGCGCACCGCTGGCACGCGTCCGACCCGACGACGACGGACACCAGGTCCATGCCGGCGTCCAGCATCGTCTGCTCGTGCTGCGCACCCCACGCCCGCCGGGCGGCGGTGCGCGTGGCCATCTCGACGTACGTCGCGAGGCTCCACCGCCGCTGCGCCCGGTCCGTGAACGACGTCACCCCACGGGCGATCAGCGACTGCCACGCCGCGGCCCGCGCCGTGCGCGTCGTCTGCCCGAGCCCGAGCAGCAGCCGCGACGTCGGGCCGGCGACAGCCTGCCGGTACACGTCGTCCGGCCACCGCAAGATCCGCCGCGTTACGTCGTCGAGCGACGACACCAGGTCCAACGTGAGCGCCTGCGCGGCGAACGACCCCGACGCGGCGGCGGTCACCGCCGCCAGGTCACGCACGCCGGCGAGCACGGACAGCTCGGCCAGTGCCGCCGCCGCACCACCCTGCGACGCTGCGGCGAGCACCGCGGCCACCTCGCCCGGTGTCGCGGTCAGTAACCGGTCGACGACCGCACGGGCGTCGTCGCGCAGCTGCGCGAGCCGCAGGTGCCGCAGGACGTCATCCGGGTCCTGCTCGAGCCCGGCACGAACCTGCACCGCGAGCGCCCGCTGCAGGGACAGCTCGGCGTCGGCGAACATCCCCGCCAGGGCGGCGGCTGCCTCGTCGAGCGCGTCCCGGTCGTCCAGGACGACCCGCGGCACGGGCCTACTCCGTCACGGCGAACGGGTCACGCACGGGCGCGCCCCGCTCGCCGAGGATCCGCGTCGTCTCGTCGTCGACGTCGATCTCGTCCCACTCGGGGTGCAGCAGCGCGACGAGGGTGCGCGTCGACGCGGCCTCGGCGGCACGCATCGCCTGCGCGGTCTGCGCGAGCTGCAGCGGCGTCTCCCAGATCCCGTCCGGGAACCGCACCTGCAAGCCCTCGGGGTTGCCCGGCCGGCCGAACACGTCGGCGTCGACGGCCAGGAGCTTCGTGACGAGCGCGGTCAACGCCGGGCGCCACGCCCGCAGCTTGCGGCCCCTCGTCATGAGGGACCGGTTGTCACGGGACTGCACCTCGGTCGCGGTCATCTGCGCCGAATCCCAGTCCCCGAACGTCTGCAGGGAGTACCCGGCGGAACGGATGATGCGCTCGGTCCACTCCCGTGCGGTGCCGCGGTGCTCCTCGAACCGGATGTCGAACTGCTGGGGGGTGATCGGCGCGTTCCCCGACTCCTCGAGCTCCATCTTCAGCGGCGCGTACACCTCGGCGTCGAGGTTGAACGACGCGCCGGAGCCGGGCCCGTTGTCGTCGAGCATGTACCGGGCGACGAGGATGCGCGCCTTCGCCAGGCGCAGGTCACGCATCCAGGACCCGTGGATCTCGTCGAGGTTGTCCAGCAGCGGTTCGATGCCGTCGAAGTCGGACGCACCCCACCCGCGTGCGGCGGGGACCGCACGCCACGCCTTGGCGGTGGTGGTGTCGCAGTTGGGGACGTACACGACGGCCAGGCCGGGGGTGCGCCCGGCGATGACGTACCCGTTGGCGTCGACGGCGGCGGCGAGCGGCGCCGTCGCGGGCTGGTCCTGCAGGGGGACGGGCCGTCCGAGGTCGGTGCCGGTGCCCTGGTACAGGCCGTGCTGCACGAGGCCGGTGACGCCGTCGGGTGCGAGCTCGTGCCGCTCGAGGTGCCGCCACACGGTGGTGTTGTCCTCGGCGACGACGTGCCAGAACGTCACGGCGCGCAGCCGCCCCCACGCGAACTCGGGCCACGCCTCGTCGGCGGGGACCGCGACGATGAACGCGGCGTCGGAGATGGTGGCGTCCCACGTGACCCGCAGGTACGCGCCCCCGAGCGCGGCGGCCTGCTCGGCGGCGCCGGTCAGCGTCGCGAACAGGTGGTCGGACAGGACTTCCTCGAGGCGGGCCTGGGTGGGCTTGTCGTCGACGACGAGGTCGGGCGGCTCGGAGAACAGCAGGTCCGCGCTGGTGCGGGCGATGTCCGCGGCGAGGGGTACGTGCGTCTGGTCATGCTGCTGCCCCGGGCTGGTGACGGGCCGCCCCCACCAGAACCGGGACAGGGCGCCGACGACGCCGCCGCGCCGCTGCGAGGGCCGCACGGCGGGGGCGTCGTAGCGGCCGCGGTACACGCCGGCTAGGGCGTGGGGGTCGCCGGTCCACCACGCGGACCATTCGCCGAGGACGGGGGTGACCTGCTCGAGCTGCTTGGGTGGCCAGGTGACGGAGGTCGTGGGCAGCGGCATCAGGCGTCCTCGGGCTCGTCGACGTCGATGCGCACGATGTGCGCACGGGCGACGTGGGTCACGGCGACGTCGTCGAGCGACACGGACAGCACGGGTGCGTCACCGTCCCGCCACTGCTCGAGCAGCTCGAGGACGCCGTCCATGCGGCGGACGGTAATGCGTGAGCCGTCGTCGAGGTGGATCGTGACCTTCACGGCGGCCCTCCTCAGTCTGTGTCGTCGCCGGGTGCGGTCACGTCGGCGGCCGCCAGGGGCACCAGGTCGCGCCAGTCCAGGCGGGTCGTGTAGATCGCGTACCGCAGGGCGTCGACCTCGTCGTCGTCGGCCTTCACCGGGGCGTCCTGCCCGCGGGCGGTGGCCTTGTCGTCCCACACGTACCCGGGCAGACGGTCGATGAGGTGCCGGCACGTGTCGGCGACGACGAGCCGGTCGGTGGCCAGGAGCCCGGCGACGGTGCGGATGCCCGGCAGGACGGCCTTGTGGGCGTTGCGGACACCGGGTACGCCGTCGTGGTGCAGCTGGTGGCGGAACGACGCGGCGGCGGAGTCGACGGCTACCCACTCGGGGGTGCGCCACGCGTCGACGGGCTGTGCACGCAGCCACGCCTGCAGGGATGTGGACTGCTCACCCATGGTGGCCTGTGAGGGTGCCCACTCGGCGAGGACGTACAGCCGGTGCTCGCCGGCGTGTCCGTCGCGCAGGTCGGGACCGAGGCCGAGGAGGTACCCGCGGGTGTGGTGGGTGTCGCCGTAGTCGACGCCGACGGCGAGGACCCGGTCCATGGTCGGGAGCGTGTTGACGGGTGCGACGTGCCGGGCGGGGTCCCACGTGTCGTAGATCGCGCCGGCGGCTTGCACCCACTCGCCGAGGATGAACCGCCGGTACCACAGGCCGACGTACTCGCGGGTGATCTGCGCGACGTACGCGGGGTCGAGGTGCGTGTTGTCGGCGAGGCGGAACCTGAAGATCCGGTACCCGAGCTCGTCGGCGCGGTCGATGACCTGCCGCTTGAGCCAGTGCGCGGGCCCGTCGGGGTTGGTGGTGGCGAACAGGCGCGCCCCGGGTACGGACATGCGCCCGAGCAGCTGCGTCCAGAACGCCTCGGACACGAGGGTGGCTTCGTCGACGTACGCGCCGGCGACGGTCAGGCCGCGTAGGACCATCTCGGCGCGGGCGTCGGATGCGCCCAGGACGTGCACGGTGCGGCCGAGGATCGTGGCGGTGGGTGCGCCGGCGGTGTACTGCACGTGCCGGGCGAGCGCCCCGTACAGGGAGGCGTCCTGTAGTGGGCCGAAGACGTTGCGGGCGATGGATTCGCGGGTGCGGCCGACGACGACGAGCGCCCCGCCGGCGGGGGCGTGCGCGACGTAGATGAGCCAGGCGAGCAGCGACGCGATGGTCTTCCCGGACCGGATGGATCCGGTCCAGAGGTTGACGCGGGCGGTGCAGCGGGCGATGGACCAGACCTGCCGGGGGGACAGGCCGGCGAGCACGGCGGTGGTGACGGCGGCGAGCGCCGTGACGGCGACGCTCACGGCTTGTCCGGGTCGGGCATGCGGTCGGCGGCGGCCTTGATCGCGGCGGCGATCTGGTCGAGCATCCCGACGGCCTCGTGCACGCCGGCGTCCGCGTCGAGCTTCGTCAGCCGTTCGATCGTGGCGACGAGCGCGGACGCGGCCTGCACGAGCTTGAGCTTGTCGGCGGGGGTGGGCTCGGGGACGGTGTGCTCGGCGAAGTCGTGGTCCTTGCCGCCCCAGTCGAAGTAGGTGTGCGGCTGCCACAGCTGGGCGCGTAGGCGTTCGGCGTCGCTGAGGAGGTTGACGGCGAGGGCGGCGCGGCGGGCAGCGGCGTCGGCGCGGTTCGTCTGTGTGGCGGCCGCGGTGCGGGTGCGGTTCCCGCCGGCGAGGCCGAGGGCGGTCAGGTGTCGGCCGATGGTGCCGTGTCCGAAGCCGAGCTTGCGGGCGATGTCCCGGACGGACATCTCGGCGGCGTGCATGGTGCGCAGCTGCTCGTCGTGCTCGGGTGTCCATCGGCGGCGCGGTGGCATCGGGTGTGCTCACCTCGCTCGCGCTCACGGGTCGGCGCCTGGCCGGGCCGTGGGGATGCAGAAGACCCCGGGACGCGGTGTGCGTTCCGGGGTCTTCTGACAGGACTGGTGATCTTGGCGAAGCCTATCGTGACAGTGCGACAACGGGAAGCGACACGCGGACGCTGCTCATGGACGCGGCACGCCACCGGCCTCCGTCACGCGCCCGGCGACGACGTCGAGGACGTCACCGACCCGGTACAGGGGCCGGCCGCGGGGGTCGGCGCGGGGGTTGCCGTGCTCGTCGAGGGTGACGGCGAGCACCCCGCGGCGCTTCCACTGCCGGATCAGCTCGGGGGTGACGGGCCGGCCGAGGCCGTCGACGGCGCGGGCGACGTCGACGGCCGGCAGCAGGTGGTCGCGCAGCTGCTCGAGCATGCGGTCCTGACGGGTGCGCACGTTCCAGGTCGTGCCGCAGTGCGGGCAGTCGACGACGACCTGGTCGTCGCGGGCGTACAGCTCGTGGGCGCAGTCGACGGCACCGGTGAGCCCGTCGACGTCGACGACCTCGAGCAGGGCGCCGCACCGGCCGAGGTACGCGCGGTCGGCGGGCCGGTCGATGGTGCGGCGGGCGTTGACGACGGCGGCGGTGAGCTCGTCGACGACCTGGGGGCCGTCGGGGTGCCGGGACAGCCAGGTGGTGGCGGCGGTGAGGTAGCCGGCAATGGCGGTCCAGGTCTGCGGGATGGGGTGTCCGCGCACGGCGGCGACCCACTCGGTGTTCGCGAGGATCGTGTTGCGGGCGACGAACGCGGCGTCGGCGGCGGGCAGCCCCAGGGGCAGGCGGCGTTCGGTGGAGCGGGACCCGACGCGGGCGGTGAACCTGGCCTGCTGGGTCAGGGCGATGTCGAGGTCGCCCATGAGGCCGGGCAGGTCGCTCAGCAGGCCACGCAGGCGGCCGGTGCAGCGGCGGCACACGTACTGGTCGGGGTCGAGCTGCGGGGGCGCGTCGTCGCGGTGCGTCAGCGGGCAGGCGCCGTCGTCGCGGGGGTCGACGGCGGTGGTGGTGGCCCGGTCGGGCAGGTAGGTGGTGGTCACGTCGCCTCCGGGGTGCAGGTGGTGCTGGTGGGGCAGTCGACGACGCTCACGACGCACCACCGGCCGCGCCTGCGCGCGCGGGCAACCACGGGACGTCCCCCGTCCCGTGGTCTGTCCCGCTGTGCGTCCCGTGGTTTGTGAGTGGTTCGCCGTAGCCGACTGCGCGCAGCTGCGCGAGGGCGTCGCCGAGCTGCATACGCACGACGGCGTCGGTGCCTGCCCGCCAGGTGTGGCGCAGGGCGATGAGGTCGCCGAGACGCCACCAGGCCCACCAGCGGTGAGCGTTGGGTGCGCCGACGCCGGCACGCTGGGTGACGAGGAAGGCGACGTCGGCGCCTGCGTGGAGGCGCTCGCGCGCCGTCTCAGCGAGCCAGGTGTCGATGAGCCCGTCGGAGGCGGTCTTGGCGGCGCCGCCGCCCTTGACCTCGATGATGACGCCGGGGCAGAGGCCGACGTCGCCGCGGTCGAGGTGGCCGGTGAGGGTGAGGCGGTCGGCTCCGGGGAAGCCGAGGCGCCGGGCGGTGCGGACGACGGCGGTCTCGGCGGCGGTGCCGATCTGCTTGGGGCGGTTGACCATCACGCGTCCACCTCCGTGGCGAGGCTGCGGCGGAAGGTGAGGCTCTCGCCGGCGTCGGCCTGGCGGTTGGGCTCGGTGCAGCGGATGGTGATCCACGTGTCGCCCTCGTGGACGACGACGCCGACGAGGCGCCCCTTGCGGGAGTGGTCCCACGTACGTGGCTGGTCGTCCTGCTCGTGCTCGGGCATGTCGGTCTCCTCAGTACGGCGGGTCGGTGGGCCGGTCGGCGATCGTGCGTTGGGTGGGCAGGGGTGTGGTGGCGAGTGGGGGTCGGGTGCAGTCGTGGGCGATGACGACGAGCACCTGGTCGGCGGGTGCGCGGATGCCGACGTCGGGGATGCCGGGGTGGTGGCGGGCGATGAGCTCGCCGCGGATGGGCCAGGGGCCGGCGAGCCACCAGGTGGGTCGGGCGAGGAGGACGGCGGCGGCTTCTTGCTGCCAGGTGGCGCGGAAGGGGTCGACGATGGCGAGCCCGCCGAGGACGGGTGCGTCGTAGCCGGCGAGGACGGCGCGTCGGCAGGTGCGGCACCAGCGTGGGACGGCTCTGGTGCCTGCGAGGTCGGGGTCCTCGCCGCGCTTCTCCAGGACGGCGCGCAAGCATGCTCGCCGTGACGGTTGTGACGGATGCGCGGCCCAGGCTGTTTGTACCCCTTGCGCGCCCGCGTGATGCGTACAAACAGAGGGGTACCCGTCATTCGTCATGAGGTGATGTGGGGAACACGTGTCATATGTGTCATGACCTGCGGGGATGCTCGGGCGATGTGTCGCGGCGGGTGTGACACATGTGTCGGGTCGAACCGTCATCGGGTGCTCACCAGCCCTCGTCCTGCTGCCACCGGGCCTCGGTGCGTGACGGTTCGGTGTCGTCGCGTGACACATCGTTGAGGCGGATCCCGGAGTACAGGCGGGCGGCGGAGTCGCGTTCGGAGATGACGCCGTAGCGGGCGCGCAGCTGCTGGGTGAGGGACTTCGGGGAGACGGGCTCCTCGCCTTCGGTGCGGCACCAGCGTTCGTAGGCGGCGCGGATGACGGCGACGCGGACCTGCAGGTGCTGGGCGTTGGGGTCGCCGGTGGCGCATTCCTCGGCGACGAACCGGGCGACGGTGTCCTGGTCGGCGGCGTACGTGTCGGTGGCGGTGCGCACGGACGCGGGTTCGGCCAGGCCGTGGGTGAAGTAGTCGTGGGCGCCGGTGATGAGCCAGGCAAGGATGGCCGGGCCTTCGTCGTCGACGAGCCGGTCTTCAAGGTCGGCGATGCGTGCCTCGGGGGGGACGGTGTGCTCGAACGGCAGGAGTCGCAGGCGCCGCCAGAACGCGGGCCCGCCGGCCTTGACGGCGGGCTGGTGGTTGGCGAGCAGCCACAGGGTGTGGGTGGGGACGAACGAGAACCAGTCCTGGCGCATGAACCGGCCGCTGATCACGTCGCGACCGGTGAGCTGCTTGATCCGGGCTTCGGCGAAGCGTTGCCCGTCCTCGAGCTCGGAGGTGACGACGAGGCGGGCGCCGGCGAGCCGGGCGATCTCGGTGGGGTGGCCTTGCTGGTGGGTGGCCAGGAGCATCTCGGCGGGTGCGCTGATGGAGTACCCGTCGTCGCCGATGCCGATGAGGCGCTGTACGACGCCGAGGAGGGTGGTCTTGCCGTTGGCGCCCAGGCCGTGCGCGAACGGCAGGAGTTGTTCGAGGACGGTGCCGACGAGGGAGACGCCGAGGAGGCGTTGCAGGTAGGTGGTCAGGGCGGGGTCGCCGGCGAAGGTGTCGGCGAGGAACTTGTCCCACAGGGGGTGTGGGGTGCCTGCGGGTGCGGGTGCGACGGCGGTGGAGCGGGTGTGCAGGGCGGCGGGTTCGGGGTGGGACAGTGTCCCGGTGCGGAGGTTGACGACGCCGGCGGGGGTGTTGAGCTCGTAGGGTCGGGCGTCGAGGTCGCGCAGGTGGACGGTGGTGCGGGTGTCGGTGCGGGCGAGGGCGACCATGGCTTCGACGCCGCGGCGGGACAGGGTGGTCTTGCGGTGGCGTTCGGCGGTGCGGTCGTGGGTGGGCAGGTTGCGGGCGATGTCGCGTGCGAGCTCGTGGACGTGTCCGGCTTCGTCCCAGGTCCAGCGGTGGTCGGTCCAGGTGAGCCACTGGCCGCGTTGGGGGACGTAGCGGACGTGGTGGCCGTGGGTGTCGACGAGGCGTAGGGCGTTGCCGTCGTCGGTCTCGGTGTAGGTGGCCGGCTCGCTAGGCCCCGAGGCGGTGCTGGCAGTCCCAGGCGATGTCGCAGGTGCAGTCGAGGACGTGGCCGTCGCAGGCCCAGCAGCCGTCGCAGGTGCAGCGGCCGTCGGGGTGGTCGGGGAAGCAGTCGCAGGTGTCGTCGGCCACGGGGTCTCCTGGTGGGTGGGGGCGATGAGGCCGGCGAGGTCATCGCCGGTGGCGTGCTGGGGGCGGGTCTGCTCGGGGCGCTGCCCGTACCCGTCGGCGTGCAGGGCCTTGGCGGCCGCCGAGTGGTCCCCGCCGTGCTCGAGCACGGCCAGGGCCCCGAGCTTCGTGTACGGCACCTCGGCGTCGAAGTCCGTGCTCGTCGTGAAGACGTAGAGACGGTCGCGGTCGTCGGCGTGCCCGGTGGTGGCGGAGAACCCGGACCCGAGGGGCTTGCCGGGGCGCAGCCAGTACCGTGTGCGGCCGCGCTGGGTGACGAGCTGCCAGCCGTGGGGGGTGAGGATGTCGGCCCAGTCGGTCTTGTTCTCGTAGTCGTCGCCGGGGGTGATGCCGTCGCCGAAGGTGCGCGGGGTGCTCGGCGTGGTCGTGGCGGGCGTGGGCGGCTCGGGCTGGGCGTTGAGGGTGCGCAGGACGGCGTGGAACGCGTCGCGCTGCTCGCGGGTGATCGTCGGCGCGGTGGCGGGTCCGCCGAGCAGTCGCGCCCAGGGGCGGCCGGTGGCGTGGTGGCGGGAGGGGGCGACGACGACCTGTCCGCCTTCGCCGCGGGTCTCGGCGAGGACCTTCACCTTGTCGCCGGGGTTGGCGGCGAGTTCGTCGGGGGTGGCGGGCCGGCGTGCGAGCTTGGTGTTGCCGGGCACGGGCCCGTCGGTGAGGCGGTAGTGGAAGTGCAGCCCGCCGGAGGGGGACATCTCGACCCACCCGGTGGTGACGAGGTCCCACAGGTCGCCGAGGCCGGTGTCGTGCGCGAGGGCCTTGAGGTCGGGGAGCGCGGCGACGGCGCGGCCCTCGAGCTCGGTGAGCTCGGCGTGCCCCGACACGGTGCCCTGGACGACGCCGAGGTCGTGCTGGTCGTCGGCGAACCACGCGTGCAGGTCGTCGGCCGTCGCACGCTCGGCGGTGTACCGCTTCCAGGAGGGCAGGGCGGGGACCTTGCTACGGTCTGGGCGGATCGGGATGATCGAGTAGCCGTGCTCGAGCAGATCGAGGGCGGCGCCGAGCACGGCGCTCATGCCAGGCCGACCAGCGTCGACGAGGACGGGGTACGAACATGGACGCGAACGCTGCTGACGCTGCCGTCGGGCGGCTCCACGAAGCGGTGATCCGCGAGGGGGCGCTCATTGCGACTCTTCGACCGGATCTTGGGCCGGGCGACCCGATTAACCTGAAGGTGCGTGGTGAGCTCCTGGCCGTTCAGCGGGAGGCGCGGGCCGCTCGCCGCGAGCTCGTCGAGCTTGGCGTGCTCGATCCGGGGGACGACCGCTGACGGCTTCATGGGCTCGGTGCTCCTGATGTTCGTGGTGGTGCTGGTGCGTGGTCCCCGCGCCCCGGGTCGAACGGGCGGTGGCGCGCCGGTCGCGCGCGCGGGGTGCCTCCGTCAGGAAGCGAGCAGGATGGCGACGACGGAGGCGTCGAGGCCGAGCTGCGGGGCGATCTGCTCGGCGGTGAGGCCGAGGGCGGCGAGGGACTTGGCCTGCGCGGCGGGCGTCTGGACGGGCGCGGGCGCGGGCGGAGCCGCGGCGGTGGGCACCTGAGCGGGCGCGGACTGCGTGACCGGCGCGACGGCGGGGGGCGCGGTCGGGGTGGGCGTCTGCTGCTGTCCCTGCGTCGCCCACGGGTCCGCCGGCTGCTGGGTGCCGCCGAGCGCGTCCAGGGCTGCACCGGCCGAGGAGTGCACGTACTTCGCGGCGTACAGCTTCGGGGCGTTCATGCCGTTCTCGGCCTGCCCGAGGCCGGTGAACGCGACGTGCAGCTCGTCGCCGACGTGCAGGCCGTCGGCGCCGGCGTTGCGGACGGCGTCACGGACGGCGTCCTTGAGCCGCTTGCCCTCGATGTAGATGCGGCGCACGCCGTCGTCGTCGGGGTCGGACGGGTCACGCAGGTCGGTCTGCACGTCGACGGACACGGACATGATCGGGTCGCCGGACTTCGGGTAGAACTTCGGGGCGCCGTTGCCGGGGTTGCGGGGGTCGTACTCGCGCTCCTGGTAGACGCGCGGCTCGGCGACGATGCGCCCGCCGATCATGTCGCCGGGGTTGGTGAACTTCGCGGTGAGGGCGCCGCCACCGCCCATGAGGACGTCGTTGGCGCTGGGGGTCTGCTGGGACATCTGCTGCTCCTGTGGGTGCGTGCCGCTCACGCGGCGGTGGGGGTGGTGGGGATGAGCCCGGTCAGCTGGCTGCCGGGGTGGTGCCCGGGGGCGGTGTGCCCGGCGGGACGGTCGGGGTACCTGCCGCAGTCGTGGCAGGCGGGGTCGCGCGGCAGGGCACTGATCCACGCGCGCACCGCGCCCTGACCGAGCGCGGTCAGGGCGGTGAGGTTCGCGTGCAGGCGGTTCGCGCGGGTCAGGGCCTGGTGGGCGAGCGCGGGGTCGAACGGCGCGGTCCACCACACGGCGTCGTCGAGGGAGACGGCGTTGCGCGGCAGGTACGCGATGGCGACGTGGTCGACCTGCTGGCCGGCGTTGACGAACCCGAGCCCGTAGAGGTTGACCTGGGTGCGGTAGACGGGGGAGGGGCCGCGCTTGGCGGCGCGCAGGGTCGTGGCGCCGACGACCTTGAAGTCGATGACGGTGCCGGTGGTGGTGTCGAACAGGTCGCAGGACCCGGTGATGTCGACGTCGCCGATGCGTCCGACGGTGACGCGGTGCTCGGACAGCCACCGCAGCCCGGTGGTGTGCATGGCGTTGCGGTCGCCCTCGTGCGCCATGATGATCTGGGAGAGGCCGTCGTGCACGCAGGTCCCGATGTACGGCAGCCACGGGACGCCGGTGTCGGTGCGGGGCCACCCGGCGAGCTTCGCCGCGAGGCAGTGGTCGCACGGGGTGCCGATCTCGGAGGGGCCGATGCGCTTCTGCAGAGACCTCGGCTGGTGGGTGATGGCGTGCTCGACCATGGTGCGGACCTCGGCGAGTGCGGCCTTGGGGTCGCCGCCGGTGTACGGCTGGTGCCGCGGCGGGAGGGTGGTGTAGTCGGTCATCGCCGCACCTCGATCCCCAGGGCAGCGAGGAAGGCCGTGTACCCGGCCACGTACGCCTTGCGGGCGTCGTCCGAGGACACCCCGGTGCGGTTGCTCGGCGCCTCACGGATGGCACGCCCGTACTCCCGCTGGAACTCGGGGTGTGCCTTGATGACCTGCTCCGCGCTCACGGACTGCACCGGGGCGTCACCCCGGGCGGCGAGGAGGGCCACGTCTGCCTGGGCGTCGGCGAGAGCCGCGACGATCGACTGCCGCTCACCGGGCGTCTTGGCGGTTCGGTTGACGAACCGGGCGACGGACTTGAGCGTCAGGTCGATGCGGCGCTGGACAGCCTCCCGATCCACTGCCTCCCCGCCGCGCTGGGCTGGCGCGCTCATCGGGCACCTCCGGCGTCGTTAGTCCACAGGGCGCTGACGGCGTCCTCGAGGCGGTTCTCGGCGGACGGTTCACCGGATGCACCGCAGTCGGGGCAGCCCTCGCCGGAGAGAGCGAGGTTGCCCTCCCAGTCGCGGGCGGCGGCCACGACGGCCAGGAGCCGCTCGTGCTCGTCCGCGGGGATGGTCACGGTCGGGACAGGACGCGGGGGCTTGCCGTGGTGGCTGACGACGTTGGTCGCGGCGGCGACGATCTGGTGCATCAGGCACCCCCGGTGGCGCGCTCGTCGTGCTCACGGTCCGGGTCCGGCTCGTCGACGCGCTCCGGCGACAGGTCGAGCACGACCCCGGCCTGCGACAGCAGCGTGTGCGCCAGGTCGTGCAGCACGATCCCCAGCTGCCGCGCCGCACGCTTCGGGTCGGGGCCGACGCCGAGGTTCGTCGTCACGTCCCAGCGGAACGTCAGCTCGGGCCCGGTGACGTCGTCGAGCTCGTACGTCGCGATGACACCGGCCGTGCCCGGGTCAGGCGCACCCAGGTCGCCGTGCTCCTTGCGGATGTGCACGATGCGCAACACCGGCTGGTCGGCGCTCACGAGGTCACCGCCGGGAGGGGCGCGCCGTCGAGCGTGACCTCGCGCACGACGTGCACGGTGCGGGCCTTGGCCTTCGCGGCGCCGCCGGGGATGGGCCGCAGGTCCGCCAGGGGCACGGTGACCTCGAGCATGCGGGTCGCGGCCGGCGCGTACGACAGCGCCTGGTGCGGGTGCGGGGAGGCGTGCAGGCCGCGGCCGCAGTCGTGGTCGTCGCGCCAGTCGGACGCGGTGACGTCCTCACCGACCGGGTAGGCGGTGAGGCGGTAGCCGTGGCCTGCGTGCAGGTCGGCGTCGACGGCCTTGTACAGGGTGACGGTGTCGTCGATGACGGTGGCGCCGGTGTACTCGGCCCACGTCTGCGGGTCGGTCAGGTCCAGCCTGGTGACGTCGATGACGACACCACCGGACAGGGTGACGCGTGCGGAGTGCAGGTGCACCGCCACGTACGCCGACGCCCGGACGGTGGCCGAGCCGTACGCCCGGACGGTGGCCGAGCCGTACGCCCGGACGGTGGCCGAGCCGTACGCCCGGACGGTGGCCGAGCCGTACGCCTCGACGGTGGCCGAGCCGTACGCCTCGACGGTGGCCGAGCCGTACGCCTCGACGGTGGCCGAGCCGTACGCCCGGACGGTGGCCGAGCCGTACGCCCGGACGGTGGCCGAGCCGTACGCCCGGAC